GAGCCCTGGCAGCGGCAATGGCCGCCATCGGCTCCAGCGCCTCCTTGCCAATCCTGCGTAGGGTGTTGCGCGCCACAGCCTTCGGCAATTGCGCAAGGGCGTGGTCAAGCTCCCGAAATCCCGAGAGCTTGACCCTCGTCATCAGGATTCGCCGATGATGTAGATCGTGCCCGAGACATCGGTCCCGGAAAGCGTGATCAGATCGGCGGTGGTGGCGGTCACGGCCTGGCCCGCTGCCGTGGGATCGGCGAGCACGATGAAGCCGCCGGCCGGGACAACGATCTCATCCGTGGCGTCGCCGAGGAAGCCGAGGAACGACGCCGAGCCGCCGCCATAGGTCAGCGCGGTCGTGCCGTTATTCTTGATCGCAATCATCTTGATCGCGGTGAAGATCGCCGTTCCGCCGATGCCGTTGGTCAGCGCGCCCGCAAGGTCATAGGTCTGCGTGCCCGCGCCGACGATCGAGAAATCGTCGGTAAAAATGTTGTTCGCCTGATTGGCGCCGGTCCCGCTGGTCAGCGTGAGCCGCAGCTTGTCCGAGATTTCCTGCGATACGGCGCCGACATCCGGCGCGCCCGTGAGCGATGCAACGATCGAGGTCGTGATTTGGGCAGTCAAAGCCATTTCAATCTCCTGTTGGCTGTAGGCGGATGGCTACGAACTCGAAGCCTTCTTGAAATCCGAGCGGAACCACGGACGTGATGTCCCAGGCCGATCCGAGATATTGGATGCGGTCGGTGGGCAGAATACTGGCCGTGTGGCTGTTGTGGAGCACGCGGAAGGTAGCCGGCGCGCTCGCGCTTTCCTGCGCTGCCTCGCGCCGCTCCTGGCCTGTGCCGAAGCCGACAGAGGCAAAAGCGCGGCAGAGCATCACCCAGCTTTCAACTCTACCGCCATAATCGTCCGTGGTTGAAATGCTGCGCTGGAAAGTGATCCTGCGGTTGCGCGGGCCTGCCTTCATTTTAGAAGCGCCAGCGGCGGTTGTTGGCGAGCAGCCCGTCGAGCGCCGTGCCGATATCCGCCTTCACATTCTCGCGCTGGTGAAAGCCGTCAGCGACAAGCAGCAGCAACGCGTGGACGATGCTTTCCGGCACCGTCGCATAGCCGACCACCGCTGTCAGCGTGATCCGCGAGCCGGACCGGATCGATGGCCAGGTTTGATCATATTTCAGGACAATCGCCGTCTCCAGCCCGTCCGCGCGCAGCTCATAGACCGAGCTGGCGAGGGTCTGGGCCGCGCCGTTCGTGTCCACATAGCCGATCGACGAAACCGACTGGACGGGCGCCACCGGCAGCCGCGCCATGTCGGCGAAGCAATCCGCCTTCACCGCGACCGTCTGCGTCGACAGCCGGGCGCCGGTATAGGCTTCGACATGCGCGCGGGCGACCGTGATCAGGCGCGTGAGATGGGTATCGGAATCGAGATCGTCCGCCTCGATACGGCATTGCTCCTTGGCCTGCGCGAGCGTGATCGGCTCAGCGCCTGCCGCAGTGATGGCGGCGGGATACCACATGGGCGCGCCCCTCTCTTGGAATAAAGAAAAGGGCCGCCCCGGTTTAGGAGCGGCCCCCCAGTTGGCCGGGGGGAGAGGTTTCCCGGATCAGGAAACGGTAATGGTGAATGTGCCGGTCTTGACGTTGCCACCCGCCGCGATCACGATCTTGACCCGGTCATTGGCCAGGACGATGGGAACCTCGGTCAGTGTGGACGCCGCGCCGGTCGCGCCGAGATTGCCGGCCGCCAGCGGATAAACCGTCTCGCTCGCATTGATGTTCTGGTCGGTCCAGATGCTCTGGCCAGTCGCCTCGGCGGTGATCGTGAAATCCACGCCATCGGCGAAGTCCACCTTGGTATAGGCGAGGCTATGAATGCGCCCAGTGACGACCGGCAGATAGGCCGTCGCCGATCCGTCCGCGATCGTCGTCGCCGTGACGCTATGGCGCTCTGCGTAGCTCATCGGCCGCGTCCTTTCATCTTGCCCGCCCGGTGCAGCACCGCCCTTTCAGGCGCCGCCACAGTCGCGATTTCCGGCTCCCCGGTCTGTTCGGCGAACCCGCCCTCGATCAGAGCATAGGCGGTGATCCGGTCGGTTTCGATGATATCGCCGGGCGAGGCGTTAACCGCCGGCCCAGCGATGCGCGTCTTCATGCGGATCTGCATCAGCGCGTGATCACCACGGCGAGGTGGATACGGGGCGCGCCGCCAGCGCCGCCGCCGGCCACTGTGAAGTTCATCGCCGCGCCAGCCGTGATCACATTCGCGGCAGTCGGGGTAGCTACATCAACATCCCCAGCAGCCGAAGCTGCCGTGGCGATTGTGACCACACCGCTCGTAATCGCCGTAGCCCCGATTTTGCCGGTAACTGTAATGTCTGCGGTCGAAACAACGTCATCGATCACCGTGTAAATCTTGCTGATCGTGCCGGCGATTGGGCTAGTCAGAAAATAGACCGCCTCGGCCGAGCCGTCAGCGATGTCGAGATGGAGGACGGTATCAAGCAGGCTGGAGCCGCCGGGCGTGGCGATGGCGCCACCGCTCTCGACGGTGATCGTGCCGCCAGATGCAACGACCATCTCGTTGCCGCCGGACTTCTTATATATTTTGGGGCTGTAGGTTGCGTCGGCCATAATAAATCTCCGTTGGCTACAGCGGCTTTCCGCCGCCTAGTCACTGATGGACACGGGAAAGGATTGGTGGGGCGGCTTATCTGGCCGCCCGGCGGGGTCTTTTACGCGGTGCCGTTGATCGGGCTGACGCTCAGCTCTTGCGTGACGACCGTTGCATCGGCGGCAACCGGCATCTTCACCGGATCGTAGAGTTCGGCGATGATGCAGTTGACCACCGAGTTCTGCGTGGCGCGGTCCACCCAGGGGCGGACATAGCGCAGCGCCGGCTTGTGGATGTCGAGGATGTAGAGCTTGTCATCCCCGTCATCGGCAACGGTGATGCTGCTGCCGAGGATATCGTCGGTTCCCTTGGTCGGGCTCGACGTGGCCAACGCAGACGCGCCGACCGAAGTCACCGCGCCGGAGGTGATGGTGCCGAACGAGAAGATGAACCGGACACCCTCATAGCCGGACATATCGACCGCCGTGGCGTCCGTGATGTCCGCGCTGCCGGCGGCAACCGCCGTTTTGCAGAGGATGGTCTTGACTTTATTGGTGAGCTGCATGGTGATTTATCCCTTCAATTTCGCGCTTTAGGCCAGCTTCACGCGGGCAAAAGCCTCCTCCAGAACCGGCATGCCGTCCGTCTCGACGCGGCTGATGAAGCCAATCTGGTTGGTTTCGGCGTACAGTTCGGTGAGGCGCTGCATCTGCAAGCTCAGCGCGTCGGCGATCCAGTATTTTGAGAAATCGCCGAGCAGGCCGACATACAGGCCGGTCGTGAAGGTGTTCGGCGCATATTCCGAAACATTCATCGGCATGCCGAGAATGGTGTCGGGCTCGCCGACGCGAACCGATTCGCGCCAGAGATACTGGCCGTCGCCGTCCTTCAACTTGGTGATCATCTTCACCGCGTCGCGGTGGAAGAGCCACTGAGCCTTGCCCCAATAGGCAGCCTTGAGCGCGTATTTCGCCTCGATCAGGCCGTCAAAGGTGACGGCGGTCGTGCTGTTGCCGGTGAAGACGTCGCGGCCGGTCGAGATGCCGTTGGCCGATGCGGTGAACACGCCCAGCGGCTGGGCTGCGCCATTGCCGGTCAGGAACGCCTTTTCCTGCGTGACGCCGACCTTGTACGACATGCGATCGATGATGATCCGCTCGACAGGCATGATGGCCTTGCGGATCAGGTCATTCGAGATCTTCACGCGCTTCGCCATCGGATGAGGATACAGATTGCGCTTGCCGAAGCGGATCGAGTCTTCCTCGTTGCCGGTCAGCAGCTCGGTCGTCCAATCCGTATCTTCCGCATCCGTGTCGAGCGTGGGCACGCCGAGCGAGGATGCCTGACCGACCTGAAACTTGGTCGCGAGGCCGCGAATGAATACGGCGTTGTCAACGGCCTGGATCATCTGCTGGACGAACTGCTCCGGCGCGACGAGAAAGCCGCCCTCAGTGTCCGAACCGGCCTGAAAGGCGCGATATTCCTCAGCCCCTTCGCCGTCGATCCGGCCGAAGCTGAGATATGACCGGAAGCCCGCCATGCGGAGTTCGGCGTCGCTTTTCGGTGCGGCGCGATCTTCCTGGCGCTCCTCCTGCCGATCGGCGATGAGGCGGCCAGCCTCAATGCTGCGCTCTTCGGCCGTGATTTGCTTGCCGAGATTTTCGACCTCATCGAAAATGGTCGAGTGGCGCGTTACCTCCTCATCGGTCAGGTCGCGCTTCTCAACGGTTCCAGCCTCAGTGATAGCGCGCATGTCGTGAATGAACTCACCGCGTTTTGCGCGGAGTTCCTTGAGCCGTTCGCTCATAGTATTCTCCAAAAAAAAGGCCGGCGGAATGCCGACCTATTCAACCCCGCAGGTGCGGTTCCTTTAGATGCTGGACTGACGCTCTAGGGCCTGCATCAATCTGTACGGCGTGGGCGCCTTCAGCGCCTGTTCCCACGCCCGCAATTCGCGCACCGCCACGTCCGTCTGGGTGTAGGCGGGATAGGTGACGACCGAGACGTCGAAGAGCCGGAGCTTCTTCAATGTGCGGATCGTGCGGCCCTCGTCATCCTTGGCCCAGTCCTGCCCGCCGGGGCGGACCGAGAAGCCGAAAGACATCTGGTTAACATCGCCGCGCACCAGCTTGGGCAGCAGCCGCATGACATCGGGATCAGTCTCGTCGAGATCGGCCTCGATAACGAGCCCGCGCGCGTTTTCGGACAGCTTCAGCGTGCCCGACAGGTTGCGCGCCAGCGGCAAGCCTTCATGGTTGATGAGCAGCCGGACATCATCCGTGCCGATCGCATCCGTAAAGGCGCCAGGCGAAATCTGTTCGCGAAACCCGCCCAGGTCTTCGGACAGCGCATTGAATACAGCGGCGTGGCCGCGCAGCGTGCGCTTGCCGTCATCGCGGGTTTCAATGTCGATCCCGACCGCAAGGGCGCGGCGCTCGATGTCATGCATGTCCATATTCCTCCATCTCACCGGGCTCGCGCATCTCGATCAGCAGGTCCGCCATCGCCCGCATCGCCTTGGCGGGTTCCTTCAGTAGCACGTCCATGATCCGGTCAGCCGGGGCGTAATTCAGCGGCATCATCCGCACGTCGCCGCCGGGAATCGGCGGCATGTTTTCCTTGCGGCGAACCTCATTGACCGTCGCCATGCCCCACTGGATGAGGATGGCGTAGCCTTCCATGCGGCTCTTGAAGTCGCCGCGCAGCAGGCCCTCGACATTGAACTCGAATTTGAACCGCCGCCGGCCGTCCGCCGTGAGCAGCGCCATCGACAGGGCCTGCTCAATGCCGACCAGATAGGGGCGCACCACATGCTTGACGTAGCCGATATCCATCTGTTCGATGCCAGCGCCCCAGCTCGTCTGCTTCTCGATATCGCCCGACAGGTGCGGTGGGATGCCGTAAAGCCGCGACGCGATCTCAAGCGCGGACTGCTTGTAGAGTTCGAGCGTCTGCGCCTCCTGGTTCGTAGACCCCAGCGTGGTCAGCTCCATGCCACCCGGCACGATCACGAGCTTGTGCGCGTTCTCCAGCCCCTTGTGGCGATCCTCGAAATCCTTGCGCAGCCGCGCCGTCGCCTCCGGCCCAACCTCGCCGGGGATTTTGATGGCGGCTTTCGGCACGGCACTGTTGGCGAAGAACCGGGAAATATATTCGCCGGACGCGATCGAGCGCGCGATCAACTCCCGGCCAATGACGACAGGCGAGTCCGCCTCGATCTTGTCCTCGCTCTGAAACGGGCCTCGGATATGCAGCACGTCCATGGCGTTGAGCGTGTAGGTTTGTCCGTCCTGGTAGACGGTATAATAGACATTCCCATTGACCCGCTTGGGCGTGACGGTCTTGGGCAGCGGCTCGATCGAGCGCACCGACCCATCGCCCGCCCAATAAATCCGGTTATACTGGTTCCCACGCAGCAGCACGCCATTCATCACCCGGCGGCGCCAGTCGGTCGAACTCAGCCAGTTGTTCGGCGCGTCGTGCACCATGGCATGCAGTGGCTGCGCGATTGCCCGCTCCCGCTCGCCATTTGGCATAAGCTCGAACAGGTCGAGCGGGATCGTCGCGATGGTTTCCGACAGCAGCCGCACCGATGCCGCCACCGCTGGCGCGCGCATCGCCGTGTCCGGCGTCACCGATATGCCGGACGCTGTGTCAGCGCCATAGCCCCAGAGCGTCGCCAGTGCCGGGTCGCGCGGGTGCGTGCCGGCATGGACCGTGGAGCGCCCTTCCATGCCGAGCATGCGACGCCACCACGCCATCAAAAGATGCTTTCGGCGGCGAGGATCATCTTATCGTAATCGACGGCATCTCCCATGTTCGCCATTGCCGCCCCCATTGCCATGCACAGCGCCACCGCCGCGTCGATCTTGTTGACCGAGCGCGACTTGGCGAGCCATGCGTTTTCCCATTTGTCCGATTCCGTCACCGCGCTCATCATCGCGGAAATCAGCACCGGACTGCGTTTCAGCCGAATCCGGCCCTCAAGCAGCGCATCCTCCAGCAACCGCAGCGAACCGGGCATCCATAGCCCTTCGCCCCCAGCGACCAGCGGCTTGCCCTTTTTGAGCCCACCCTGCGGATGCTCCGCGAAGGTCAGCGACAGGCCGATCTCGTCGATGTCTTCCTCGAACCGCTTGAAGGCGAAGCGGTCATAAGCGACCGTCGCAATCTCGAAACGGTCGGCATATTCCGCCAGCGTCTGCGCGACATGCCGGTAATTGATACTCTCGCCCTGCGGCGCGTGGATATGGCCTTCCCGTGCCCAGACGGCATAGGGCAGCTTGTCCCGCATTTCGCGCGCCTGGAGCGTGTCGCCGGGCGTCCAGGCTTCTATCCAGGCGTCGAAGGTCGGCTTATTGTGTCCATCGGTGCCGGTGCGGACGATTGCCGCCAGCGCCGTGATGTCCCGGTTCTGCGAAAGGTCCAATCCAAGCCAGACCCGTTCGCCGCGATGTTGTTCGATATCGAAATCCGCGATGCACGGCTCCAGCGTCGCCCGCGTCATCCATGCCGTTTCCGCATCGGTCCAGACGCAGAAGTGAAGCCGCAAGATGCCGTTGAGCTGGCCGGGGATCGCCCTGGCCTGCGCCACCACCTCGGTGAGATATTCCTCCGTGATCGTCACGCCCAAAAGCGGGTTCGCCTTGATCCAACACATCGGATCAGTGAGCGGATTATCCCCCTCATCAAGCGAGCAAACGTAAGAAAATGTCGTGTCGTCGACGACGTCGCCCTGATAGGTCGGATCCGTCACCGCGTCGATATTGCCGGCCGCGACCTTGATCGCGTGCTCATGCTCCTCCCACGCCACCGAATTGCGATCGGATCCGCTGTTCGTGATCATGAACAGCAGCGGCTCGCGGCGAAACTTGAACCCCCGCTCAAGCATCTCCAGAATCTTGCGGTCGGGCAGCTCGTGAACCTCATCGGCCAGCACGAAATAGGGCCGGGGCCCTGAGCCCGTCTTGCCCGTATCCCTCGACACCGGCCGGAAGAATGGCGTGACGTACTACTACGCGATCCGCAGCCTCAATCACGGCA